GACGACCTCGACAGTCGCCGTCACAAAGGGACGCTCAACGAACTTCTGATCATAGATCTTCCCACCTACAGGAAGAACCAGAAGGAGCAGGATACCGATCATGCACCCGATCATGAGAACCTTGAAATCATCGCGGTTCGGAGTGGTCTTTTCGGCACGAAAGACTTTAGTAGCTTCAGGATTGTCCATTTTTAGCCTCTTCCTTTGTGGGTCCAGAGATGAACCGCTCGACAAGTGTAACAGCCACCAGTCCGATCAAGAAGGAAGCGGCAGTCAGAGTCCCCAAAGCTCCTGCCATTTCGTCTGGTAGTTCACCAATCCATGGTTTCATCAGGACTGGGCCGAGTACCCCCACACCAAACGCAACAGCACCACCGACGAAGATCACTCGTAGACCTTCACGCCATGATGTCTTCAGAACTGCTGCACGAACAGAACCACCCAACATACCGAAGAATGTCAGGACTCCTGCTCGTTGATTGAAAACCTCCGTGAGGAGGTTGGGGTCTTTTAGATCTGCCATTGTTACACAAAGCCTCGCTCTTCGAACTTGGAGCTGTCTTCCTGTACTTCGGAAGTAGAACTCAAGTCTTTGGATTCATCTTCACCGATGTGCCGGAGGTAGGCTGCATAATAGCTATCGCCTTTGGCAGAATGGTCTTGTCCGTTCATATGGGAAATGTACAAAGATGCAACGAAGAGTTGCAGAGCAGTTTCCAGATTTGGTGGCAGATTGATCTGCCCAGTCGAAACAAGAACGGGGTGCTTCTTCTGATAACGGATCCGGATACGAGGAAGTTCCGGAGAGGCAGCTTTCGTGAACTCCAAGATCTTGGCATTCGTGAACCGCAGCGTATTGAACGTCGGAGTCAGGATATGCCCATTGGTGTTGATCGTGTGACGTGTTCCTGTGGCATCGAAGATGTCGAGGATCTTGACGAAGTCATCGTCGAGAAATGTGTCACCCGGCTCGATCACCAGTGTCCCGCCGATGTTGGCCTCAGTGATGGGGTAGATATTCTGGTTGATCACAAATGAGAGATCGACCTGAGCCTTGAACAGGGGGAAGCGAGTCGAAAGATCCACAAGCCCTTGATTTGTCAGGGAAAGGATCATTTCGTAGTATTCAGGGCAGATCACCCCCATGTTTTCATCATCGACGGCAGCGGTGTTTTTCAGTTGTCCGTTTGCCAGTCGCTGACTGAATTTTGTGAACGAGACCATAGTGTTATCCTTCGCAGGGTTTTTCAGACCACGTATGATCCATAGCTGGAGTCATCTGTATCATCTGGTGTCAAGAGATTGCTACCCCAAACTTGATGCGAGCGGACAGGGGAACTGTCCCCGTCATCGGTGGTCTCAAGATTTGGCGTCCAAGGATTCATGTACTGCAACATGGAAACCGTGTCGATGCAGTCATCTTTGCCTTTGATACCGTCCTTGGTCGCAAGGGCGATTTGCTCGATGAAGATACCGAGTGCCTTCGAGTTTTTCAACTCACTTGGGAAGAACACCTTCCCAGCTTTGAAGTACGGAACGACCATGTTGAAACGAGCCAGCTTGTCAGTGGTCGGACGAATACCGGGCTTCCCATTCTGGTTCGTCAGATTGAAGAACTTGTTCCGGTAGTTCATCTCATTCATCAGCCATTGGATGAACCCCTGCTGCTGACCTGAGATCTCAACACCCACACCTTGCGGCTCGTACTGATCGACGAATTGGAAGAGCTGATCAATGGCCTTGTCCATGGTCTGACGCTCAACGACTCCATCCACCCAGTGCCATTCGGCAGCTTGGTTGTACGCCCACACAGACTGGACCGAATAGTCGGCTGTCTGTTTCGACGACGTGGCAAAGTCAGTGGTGATGTAGAAGTTGTAGTTCTGCTTCTTCTGAAGGACCGGTGCTCGTGGACGCCAGAGGATCTCAGCATCTTGAACCAAGCGAGACTCATCACTGGTGATCCGGAGCATAAGCTCCTGACGGAAGGACTTCAGTTTGCCTTCCTTCTTGGCCGAGTCGTACTGCTCCTTCACGTAGTCATAGGTGAAGCGATCCTCCCAAGCACCACGGAACTCGTGACGCTCACAGGGGAACTTCTCACAGATGGGCCACACGTTGACGTGCCATGCACCTGATTCGATTGCTTCGTAGACGATGTCGTTCTTGTTGAACGGTGTCCCGTTCATGATCATCTTGTTGCGTGTGGGATCCAACGCATACTGAACACCAGAGTAGACGGTGTCCTTGATGGCTTCCATCGCGGTTTGCGACTTCGAGTCAGCATCCGAAACCAAGTCATCCATGACTGCAAGCACAGGACGCTTACCGAAGATCTTCGTACCACGGATACCAGACTTGGCACCGAACATCTTCACACCCAGACGGTGTCCACGCTTGTTCCGGAATTCGATGTAGTTCTCAGTGAACCGTGCATCCGGGATCCAGTGCTGAAGGAATTCCGAGTTGTTGTACCGGAACTCGATGGAGTTTCGTGCAGACTTCACACCGTTGTCCATCGAGTCCGAGACATACAGCATCCCGGTGACAACACCGAAGTTCGGAAGAGTCCCGAACATGGCCAGATACAGAACGAGGTACTCGAAGAACAACGTGGTCTTCGCAGTACCCCGAGCACACAGGTTGGCGATCTTCTTCTCTTTGCCGGAGAGGCGGTCCAACATGGCCAAGTGCATGACCGGTGTCTTGTTGTCTTCTCCGGCATCTCCATTGACGAGCTTGATGAAGTTCATGAATTTCAACGAGAATTCGCTGGGGACATACCCAGCGTGGCTGTTGAGCATCATGAAGTCTACCTCGTTGAGGTAGTCATCGACTGTCTTCTCTGGAGTGAAGTCTTCGCCTTGGATCATGGGTTCACCGTCTTCATCGGAAGAGCTGCGATGTCATTGGCCGAAGTATTCGGATCATGCTCAATGAGATCGAGCTGTTTGCGACTCATCGCAACAAGCTGTTGTTCGAGTGCTGCCATACCGTCGTTCAGACCGATGTCGATCTTCAGTTCGGTCTTCTTGGTTTCCTCCGGCTTCTTCAGGTGAGTGAGCAGGCTGTTGGCTGCGTCGGAACGCACTTTGTCCGAAACCTGATCATCCATCATCAGCTCGTACTGAGTGTTGATGGCTGCCTGAAAGACATCCTGATTGAGAATCCATGTGGGGACCATGGCCCGTTCCATGATCTTGGTAACGAGCTGGCCCTTGTTGTAGGCAGTGACAATGGAGGCGATGTCTTTGGGTGGCTTCCCGGAATTCACCATATTGGCGTAACGATCTGGGAAGGTCGCCTTGTAGGAATCGAGGTTCGTCTTTCCCATGACCTTGTGGGAGACGTACATGACAGCTCGGACGTAGTCCCCGACTTTATATCGACCTTCTTGCAGAACCTGAGAGAAGGTCACAAAGTTGTCCCGGATATACCGAGCTTCTTCAGGATCCTTGGAAAGGGAGTTGAGCTGATCAACCATATCCTGTGTGATATTCTGCCGGTGTTGTGCAGGAAGGGTCTCTTGAACGGCCCCAAGTGTCAGCATTGCCTGATTACCTCGTAGTGTGTTAAGCGAACTCAATGGTCCGCCTATAACCTGAACTTAGACTGGAAAGCAACAAAATGGCAACATGCACAACGAATTACGTCTGCACCCCTGTTTGGTACACGGCTGCGGACTCTGTAGAACAGGCTGGTGAGGATGTCATCTCCTATGCTGCCGGTCCTTCTGCGGTCGATCTCAACGTCACTTGTGTGGTCAATACCGGGAACATTCAGTTTCAGGTGAAGGACAACAATGATGTCTGGTTCACTCCAACTGAAGCATCCTACACGGTTCTGGCTTCGAACTGTGTTCGTCTGCCTCGCGCCAACATGCCTGACATTCGGATTCTCGCCACAGGCGATGCGACATTCTCCGTCGCGGGTGATCTTCGCAAAGGATAACCAATGCCTGTCACAGTTACACAAGACGTTTGGAACACTCGTCGGATTGATGTGCGTCATATCAATCCTTCAATCATGGAAGGTGAACGGGGACATACGTCCCTGTTTGGCCAAGGCTCTGCCGTGACCATCATCCGGTATGCCCCGACATTCCTCGTTCAGCCTTCTATTTCTGGTTCATTCAAGATCCCATCGGTTCTGACATGTAACCCCGGTGTCATTGACGCTTCTCCTCAAGCCGACCTCTTCTATCAGTGGAAAGCGGATGGAGTAGGTCTCCTTGGAGAAACATCACCGACAATCACCACCTATCTGGAACTCGATGCTGTCACATTGACCTGTGAGGTCACAGCGGTGAACTTCCTGGGTGTGGCGGTTGGCGAGTCCAATGGTATCACAGCAGAACTGATCGAACCGATCATCAATCAGCAATTCCTCCACTATGCTGTGACTGGTCTGAACCAAGAGCAACAGATCAACACCTTCAAATCAGATACCCTGATCACCACAGGGATCTCGATGTCCCAGCGTATTGATATGCAGCAGCATGTCATTCTGATCCCAACCGGGATGTGGGTCGAGCTTCGTCATGACGTGATGAGTGCAACTGCTGCCGTTATCACCGGTTTGGGTGGAGACAATGGTGGTCAGCTCTACGATTTTGATGTCTATACCGTTTGGCAACCAACTCCATTGGATCCTCAGCCTGTTGTCGTCAATCCCGATGGTTCTTCAGGACTGACTGGGTGGACAGTGACACAGGGGTCCGTTCAGGCACTCACCACTGCCGATGGTGCAGATGCCCGTCCAAATGATCTGACCCACTTCTTCAAAGCTGATACCCAACCGGGATTGACCGACTCGATCATGTATCAGGATATTCCGATTGATGCTGCCCACAATGCAGCAATTGATGCTGGGACAGTGATGATGGATGCGATGTACTGGGTGGATTCCCAGTATGGGTATGACGGTGTCACAACCCAGATCCAATGTTTCGATGGATCTGATGTGGTTCTTTCAACCCTTACTCGCACCAGTGCTTACAATGAAACCTACCAGAACCGGAACTGGCAAGGGTACATGTTTGATTTGGATTACATTCCGGCAACTACTCGGAAAATCCGATTCACCGTCACTTTCGATCAGTGGTTGAATAACTTCACCGCAGACAACAATGGATATTTCACCGGCCTTCAGGTACGACTGACCAACGACATCTAAACCAAAGGAACAACGACATGCCTAAGATCCTCTTCGCTTCGAACAACATTGCCCACTGGCCGACAGCGGTAGCGGGTTCTGTTCCTGGGACATACGACTCAGATCGTGTCCCCTATTCCATCGCCATGAGCAACTATGAAACGCTCAACTCGCCGGAATTCACTCCGACGACCACAGATGAAACTTGGATCCACTTCCGTATCCATGCAACGTCAGCCAGCTACAATGAAAGCAAGACGCTGTTGAACGCCTATGACGATCAGGGCAACCTGCTGTACAAGCTGACCAAGCGGGACAGATCGTATGATTATGGCATCACAGCCTACCTCTACGATGGTGCAACCAGTCTTTCCGACAACAGCACGATCAACATCACACGGGCCAAGACCAGCTTCGTCGATGTGCAGCTCATCACGACTGGGCTGAAGATGGAGCTGAAGGTGTACGTGAACGGGACTCTGGGTTCGACCATTCTGTTCAACGCCAACCCCAATGGACGGACTGGCCCTGTGACCTTCTCTCTGGGGTGTGCATTCACTGACCTTTTGACGGACGTTCAACACATCAGTGAGATCATCGTGGCAGATGGGGATACCCGGAATGCTCGCCTCGATCTGCTGCGTCCTCTGGCAGCCGGTGCTTACGAAGACTGGAACGGCAATCTCACATCCCTGGCTGATGATGACCCGACCACAGGTATGACGACCATTGCCCCGGCAGAGCGTCAGACTGTCACACTGTCTCCGTATTCCGGTGCAGCGAACATCTCGAACTTCGTGATCGTCTCTCAGACGACTCGTGGCCAGAACTCACCAACTGGGATCAAGCACACGATCCGCCTGTCCACAGTGGATTACGACACTGCCACCATCCCGGTGGGCTTCCCGCTGCAATACAACATCACCGACTTCGAAGTGAACCCTGCAACTTCTCTTCCTTGGCAGGGTTCTGACCTTTCTCTCATTGAAACCGGTTTCGTTTCTGTGGCATAGAGAAGGCGTTGGCTGTCCTCTTGCATGGAGGTGATCAGGTATCTCGGACTAGGGGGGCTTCGGCCTCCCTTTTCTGTTGACGGGGGTGATTCGCCATACTAAGTACGCCCTATGGAACACACGATTCATCAGTTTGATAAGCGACCAAATCAACCGACCTAATCGGGTGAACGCTTATGCTCACCCTTTCGCCGGGTGGAGCTGAAGATACTGGAAGAATCCCTCCCCCCATAATGCCGCTATAGCTCAGTTTGGTAGAGCGCCTCACTTGTAATGAGGATGTCCGGGGTTCGAAGCCTCGTGGCGGCACCACCTCCCACTACGAAATGATCAGGGTGTAGCTCAGTCGGTAGAGTGCTGCACTTGGAATGCAGATGTCGCAGGTTCGAGTCCTGCCACCCTGACCAAATGCTTCGGAAGATGAACTGGAGCACCATCATTCTCCATGGCCCCTGCTGGTAGGGGGGAACGGCTGTTAACCGTTTTGCTCTTGGTTCGAATCCAAGATGGAGAGCCAACATTCTTTTGTTGAGGATTAGCTCAGATGGTAGAGCACACGACCGATAATCGTGATGTCACTGGTTCGATCCCAGTATCCTCAACTAAAGAATGCGCCGGTAGCTCAGTGGTAGAGCAGGGGACTCTTAATCCCAAGGCCGTGGGTTCGACCCCCACCCGGCACACCAGAATGCACCTGTATCTAATCAGGGAATAGACCCCGTTGTCTGCGGGAGAAGACGGGTTCGAGTCCCGTGAGGTGCGCCAAGATTGTTACGGGCTATCAGCTCACTCGTGCGGAAAAGTAATATGTTTCCAAGAATCGGGACAAGTCGGCTCGACCTGTAACAATAGAATTGTGACTGTAGCTCAGAGGTAGAGCGTTTGTTTGAAGGGCAGAGCGTCGGTGGTTCGATTCCATCCAGTCACACCAAGTTAGGCGTCGTCTAAGATAGGGATTGTTGGATCAGACCAATCGTTCCACTGATAGGATACGGGAGCTGTCCCGAGATGCTGGTGCAAATCCAGTCGCCTGAGCCAGAAGAAGAAGTTTGCTGGGTTCCTCTCGGTGAGGTCTCTCGGTTGTGATCCGAGCTGATGTGGGGTTCGAAACCCTCGCCCAGTACCAGAATACCTGCTGTGTCTCGCCGCCACAGTAGAGCGACCGGGATCTCCGTGGGTCGCATATTGGAGAGTAGTTCAATTGGTAGAATCCCTGACTTTGAATCAGGTGGTTGCAGGTTCGAACCCTGCCTCTCCAACCAACACACACAACCGGTGAAAAAGGGTTTGTAGTAGCCGTTCTCTCCATCCCAGAAACCCTGAGCCTTCGGGCAATACCCATTAAGATCGTCTGTAGGATGGAGATCGTGACAGGATTTGAACCTGCATGAGCGCGTCCGTGGCTATGTCTGCACATGGTACAACGGATCTGATTCGGACATGGACATGATGACTCTGGAGACCTTCTTGAAATAAAGGAAGATCTCCTGC